CCGCGATGCTATTGGTATTGCTGCTCATGTGGGCAGTGTACAAGTCACGCACCAGTGGCAGCGATAAGTCATGAGCCTATCGGAGCAAGAGATAGCAGTCTGGCAGAAATACCAGAACCGCTACGATGAAACGGATAACTGTTTAAACTGTGGCGAGAACTTCTACGCGCCACACAAACACACTTGCAGATGGTATGAAGCGGAGCGTTTAAACGCTGCAAAGACCGTCATCTGTGGCGACTGTTTAACACCATCATGCACTGGCTGCATGTGATACACTTAACTCACTGACCAACTACTAGACTGGAGAAATATAACTTATGTGTGGAATAGCAGGATACTGTTTAGATGCTAAGCATTACTCACGCATCAGCACCCGCGACCTTGCAGGGCAGATGCTGTACGATATTGAACACCGTGGCACCGATGCAACGGGCGCTGCATGGATTAACCCACGCAACGGCAGGCGCGTTATCAGCAAGGCAGCAACCAGCGCGACTAAGTTCGTGCCAAAGGCAGGCGCTAATCTTTGCGATGGCGCAACGACTGCCATCTTGCATACGCGCTTTGCTACCCAAGGTTCGCCAACTGTTGCGAGCAACAATCACCCAATCCCACGCGGGAAAATCGTACTTACTCACAACGGACATATCAGCAACGATAAGGAACTGTTTAAACAACTAGGTGTGCCCCGTCTTGGACAGGTAGATAGCGAGGCTGCTGCTGCTCTCATTGCCTTTAGCCAAGAGAAACCATGGGAAATCTTGACCCAACTCTATGGCACTGCAGCACTTGCATGGGTTACCCAACACGACCCGCGCTCATTGCATCTAGCCCGTGTGAACTCATCACCGCTATGGATAGGTCAATCTAGCCATGGCTCACTATTCTACGGCTCTACCAAGGAAACCGTGGAGAACGCTGCAATCATGACCGACTCAGAGATTGACTGGTTCCACGATGCAGCCGAGGGCGAGTACTTCAAGGTACGCGATGGCGCAATCATTGAATATCAGACCTTCAAGCCAAGCAAGCCAGAGCCTATCTACTACGGCGGGAACTGGTGGAACGAGTACGACACGGTAACGACTACACCGCGTGCCTATGCAACCGAACTTGATTACCATGGCAAATACAATCAGCGCCGTGCAGATAAGTACGCACGCTGGTGGGAGGATAAAGACGAACTGAACTTCTAGTTCTGTACAGATACTGGTAACTCTCTACTGTTTAAACAGCCCCCGCTACGGCGGGGGTTTTTTAATGTATGTACTCATGTATGTACTGAAGTACATAATGCTCACCGTGTTTAAACAATATAAATATCCGCCGCCAAACACTTGTCTTTTACTGTTGCATGTTTAAACAACACGCCGCAAGAACCAATCTTCAGATGTTAAGTTGTTTAAACAATACAAAAATTATTTTTATTATTTCTGCTTAACATTGTTGACTTTAAGATAACGAGTGTGAGAAACTTACGCCATGACGGAACAAATTATGGAAACACAAGAGATACAAGCAAAGCGCACGCGTTGCCATCAAAAAGCAACACGCATATTGAGAGAACTCTACCGCGAGGACTTTCAATTTATCTACAATCATCTACTCACAGAGGCGGGGTTGCTTCGTAGTGAGTTAGAGTTTGAAAAATACAAACAACTAATAGCCAACAAGAAAGGATAGACAAATGTATTTAGCGACTGGTGAAATCATCGGCATCATCATTGCACTTATCAGTGCATTAATCGTGCTGGCTCTAGCCATGAAAGACAATGTTCGTTTAAACAAATACAACGCATACCTACGCAAGCGTAACTTAGAACTAACTAAGAAACTTGAGAACTCAGTAGAAAGACCCTTCTAATGACGACACTTGATAAGGTATACGGCATCACACACGGTTCATGTGCATGGTGTTTAGACAAGCAAGCAACGGACTCATATATCGGAGTCATGACCAACGGAGAAACCGTTGAGTATCAGGTATGCAATGGCTGTTACAAGGAGCGTGTTTAAACATGAGTGAATCGCCAAAAAAAATAACACACGCAACGGCTCAGACAAAAGCCATACGCAGATTGGTAGACTTGCACCGCAAGCAATACCAAGAACTGTATCGTGATGAGTGTGCCAAGTTAGGGCTGGACAATAACCCGACCAAGGAACAACGCATCGCAAAACTTAAAGAACAACTACAAAGACTGGAGGAAAAAAATGCCTACCAAACAAGGCACTAAGCAAGGCACTTATGAAGGCTGGAAGAATTACGAAACATGGAACTGTGCGCTATGGATTAACAATGATTATCCATTGTATCTATCTGCCACAATTTTCATGAAGGCATACCGAGGGGTAAAGCCTTATCGTGATTGGGTAAGAATTGCTGGACTAGAAAACTCGCAGACCAAAGATGGTTGCAAATGGCTCAGCAGTAAATTATCCTATGCAGAACTTAATCAAATGATGGAAGGTTTAAACTCATGAGGTTAATCATCTGCCCCGTATGCAGTAAAGAGTGGCAACTGCGAAATGGCATGGCTTATCAAAGTCTAGTACGCCACATCAAAGACGAACATAAGGAGAAGGTGAAAGTATGAGCGAACACAAGCAAGCCAAAGGCGTAGTGATACGCCCCGATGGGACACATGAGGAGAGATTGTTTAAACAACTTTCCGATTATCAAACAGCCGTACAAGGAGTTATTGATGCGGTTCGTTTATACGATTACAATGGCAGAGAAGTAGGGTGCGCCTATGTAGATGATGAAGGATTGCTTAAGGGCTTATCCATGAATCCATTAGGCAGTGCCATCTCGTTCCTCTTTGGTAACACGCCTCACTTGGTAGGTAACATCGTAATCGTTGGTAAATCAGATGATGAAGGGTACGACACCGACATCCCTGATTACCTACTGACCCTGATAAAAAACATTAGCGCCAAACAAGAACTGGTCGCATAATGTTTAAACGATTGGTCGCCATCTTCCTCATAGTAACGGCAAGCGTGGCTATAGACGACAGGTTCTTTGATAAATCACATGTGCCTATCACGCCAGCAACTGACGGTGTGGCAGGCACGGTGATTGCTTTCTATGAGAACGAATACCAACGCTACGCAGTAGACATGCTCACACAGATGGGCAAACTGGAGCAATGGTCGTGCCTCTACACGCTCTGGATGCGAGAGAGCAACTGGAATCCACGAGCATTAAATCGTGAGAGTGGGGCATACGGAATTGCCCAGTTCATGCCAGCAACATGGAAACTTGTAGGGTTTAAACGCACCGACAATGGCTTCGTTCAAGTGGAAGCAGGACTTGCATATATCCAACGCAAGTATGGCGGAAATATCTGCAAGGCGCTAGGTAGCAACATCTCAAGGGGTTGGTACTAATGCAAGAATATCAAGAACTATTACAAGGATTACAAAAACATCTCATACTCAGTGGACTCACCTTCAACGCAGAGATACCCACTGACCCAATTATCACTAGACCAGTACGCGTTGAGATGCTGGTCGCCTCAGTTATGGAGTATCTAAATGCAACAGGTTATTCAAATACGACCAAAATTTCATAGGATACGCAACGCAGTAGAAACGCGTGGGCGTAGGTACTACACCCTTGTATACAATCCAAACAACTTTAAAGGTGCCAAGTGTGCTGGTGTACCAACAGAAAACTTCTATCCCATAACGGATAAGTTCACGCCTGAACAGGAGCGCTACATACGAGAGCGAATCTGTGGTGGTTGTCCAGTCATTGAGGCATGTGCCGAGTGGGGATTAGCCCACGAACGCTACGGTATATGGGGTGGCATGACTCCAGTGATGCGTGATAGAGAACGCAAAAGGAGAGGTTGGGCACTGATTGACCCGCAGTTGAAAGACAGGGGAAATTAAGTTAAACTAGAACAGCAAGCACCGCTTAGGTACCAGTCCCGAAGGCGGTGCTTGTTTATTTATGAGGCAGACTTATCGCCAGTAATAACACGGATAGCCCAATCAAGTCCAGTGTTTAAACCTTTAGACCACTCATCTTTCTCAGGTATTTTTGAGTACTCAATTTTCTGTATAAACTTTTCTATTATTGCTTTGTGTACCAAGTTAAAGCGTTCAAAGAAATCATCTTCCGTCATAGTTTAAACACATTGTGCATTAACATAAATACTTCATCAGATAAATCATCAAGAGTTCCATCGTTATAGAGCACTCGTTTAAACATGTGGTTATCCAAAGCCCGCTCACTGATATGGTCATTGACTGCGCCATGGTTGTGTCTGTTTATACGCCACACTTCCCCATCTTGGTTCTCAATCATGCGTGCTTCGTTAGGGAAGCGAACATCGGGTATAACAATGCGCTCACCAGTGGCGACCTGATTCAACAAACGCCACACCCAAACATCTTCATGGATTAACTTGCGACCAACCTCGGTGCCCATGACTTGAAGTAAACGGCGCACCTCATCTTTAGACTTGGCGACATCCCAACCATACATCTGTACTACCTCGTTTAAACGCATGCCATCATGAAGAATAGGATTCAATGCAAGTAGTGCTTCACGAATACCATCAGCAAACGCCATGCGTTTAAACCCATAGTTAAGTACGAGTAGTTCTGCAACTGTATCCTTACCACTGCGAGCGTACCCGCTCAATCCGACAATCATTTATCCTCCTCGTATGGACTTTCCTTCTGCTCTTTATGGCAGTTCATGCACCAATAGTAATCAACTGGGTCATCAAAACTATCGCCCGCTAGTGTGCCAACCCAAAAATGAAAACCAAACAAACACTTCAAACGGTTATACCAATACCAAAGGTAAATCACTCTTGCTCCTCCTGATTCCTAATCTCTGCTCTCGCTTCTGCATTGGAGCGAACGCGCCTGCGCCCACGCCACACTGGTGCCTCTCCACCTAATCTGTCTTGTAACTTATTCAATGCCCGTTTAACACGCTTACGCATGGCTTCCTCAGTAGTTCCATAAGTTTCACCAAGGGCACCAAACTCCATACCGCCATTGGCATAGCGCATACGAAGTAAGTCTTTGTCTGTCTTGTTTAAACGGTCCAAGCCTGCAGCAACATCTGACAAAAGTGCAATGCGATTACCACCCTCAGATGGTTTAGTGCTACGACTTATGTACTCACTGCTCATATCAGGGGTATCTGTCCAGCCTTGGTGTGTCCATACATCACGCAATAGTTCATGCAACACCTCATGTGTGTAGTAAAAACTATCATTGATTGGTGCGCGAGATAGGTGCGAGCGCTCTTTGGCTACATACTTCTGTGCTTCATTATAGAAAGTCTTACGCAGTTTAAACTTTAGACTTTCCTCTGCGCTCCATTGTTCTATCTTGTGCCAGTGTTCTAGTGCCCACAATGAAAGGTGCTGGTATAAATCATCAGCAGTTACAAGCCCACGGTGTATGCGATTAGCACGGGTTGCAACTTGACGAGCAACACTATAGATAGTTTCCCAAACTTTATCTTGACTATCCATCTTTAGATTCTGCTTTCTCGTTCTTTAACTTACGCATTGCCATAAGTAAATCATCTACAGTTATGAGATAACCCTTGCTCTTGTTCGGTGGTATCTCGCAAGTAATCTCACGACCAAATTCTTTTACAGCATAAAGAACATGAGAGGTAGGAATCATGAGCACACCTTGTTCAAGTACGAACGCCCAATAATCTGCCTCGGTTACCATCACGCCCGATGGTTCCCAAGACTTTGACTTCATGTACCAGCACTCAACTTCAACATATAAGTTATTGGTTACCCACCACTTTCTATCACGCTTGACTTCAACTTTTTTACCTTGAGTGAGCAGTTCTTCTACGAGTTGCTCACCCTTCCTGCCGTATCCAAAATCTAAATCAAATGATGAGTTTTTGACCACTTGTTTAAACACCCACTCGCTTTCGTAGTCCCTCTGCTCCTTCGGTAAGGAACACATCGTTAACATCGCAGTTGTCAGGCATGAACACGGGGAATACATTGTCCAATTCTCTTGAGAGGGTCTTTGCCATCTCTTTACCTGCGTTGTCACCATCACAAAACAACATAATCTTTTCCCAGTCTGCAAGAACACGAGAGTAAAACGGTTTCCAGTTGTTAGCCCCAGGCAATCCCACTGCTGAGAAGCCAACTTGTGTAGCGATGATGGTGTCTAATTCACCTTCGCATATCACAAGGAAATCTGTATCACTACTAAGCGCATCAACATTGTAAATGTGTGTGCTTGCTCCAGGTCTTGATAGATACTTCGGACCGCTATCGTTGTTTAAACTACGGAAACGAATATCAATCACACCCGATGGAGTGAGGTAGGGGATAGCCAACTTACCAAGGTAAGGTTCATGTCCTGCTTCAGGATTCGCCACGAATCCGAGGCGGAACATACGCGCCGTTTGCTCCGTTATACCGCGATTCGTTAGGTATGGCAACGCTTCTCCTAGGCTTGTTGCGTAGTTCTCCGTTGCTTTCGCCAGTAATTCTCTCTGCGATTTTGAGAGCCTTGCCATAATCCACTCCTTCTTTCTTCATGATTAATGAATACACATCTCCTGCCATGTCGCAGGCAAAACATCTGAAGCCACCATTGTCTATGTTTAAACGAGCAGACTTCACATGGTCATTATGAAAAGCGCAACGAACTGATTGCCACCCTCCACGATTCTGAGGAATTACAAATCCGTAATGCTCAAGTACTTTAACGATGCTGTGCTTAGAGGTTGGGGAGGACATCACTGAGTTTCTGAACGACATAGGCTTCACCTGTCCCTTTGTTGCTTGCCTTGATAATCACCAATGGCGTAGGAGCAACTGTCAATCGCTTTGCAATACGGTAGTTCTCTGCCTCAATCTCAGACTCACGAATCCAACCACTCAAATCAATACGACCATCACGGCGTGGAGCCTTGGCTTCCACTACATAGATGCCATTGACTCCAGGAACAAACACATCACCAATATCATTACGACCAGCACGAGGTAAACGCTGTGCGTTTAAACCTTGTTGCATAAAGAAATCAGCAAGGTCTATTTCCCATGCAGCACCTCTACGCTTGTTCGCTACTTGCTGACTTGGCATCGCGTTCCCTTCTCTCTGCTGCTGCCTCTGCTGCTGCCCAATACAGGTTGTAATAGGCTTCATCAAAAGCAAATCGTTTCATGTGCTTAGCAAGTACACCAGTGTGGGCATGAACAGGTATACCTGCAGCCTTTATCTTTCGGAAGAAAGAAATATCTTCACCGATAAATTTCTCTCCTCGTTCGTTGTTCTCGCCAAACCAAAACTGGTCAGGGAACTTATCGTTTAAACCTTTGAGTACGCTCTTGTGCATCAGCACTAAACCCATGCCTGCATTGTCAACCTTTACTATCTGATTCTTAGGTAAAGGATGAAGATAACTAATCTCATACTCATTGCCAGTTTCATTAAAGACACAAGGCATAGGCTGCATCAATGAGCCTTCCATGTTCTTGCTAATGAAGTAAACGCCACTGACTATAGGGCGGGCTACGTTGTCAGCAGCATCCCATAGACTCTTTAGCATCTCTTTGGTTAAGACAATATCTGAATCAACCCACAGCGCCCAGTCGGTATTGACCTTCTGCCACATCTCAATGGCTGCTTGTCTTTGTCGGGCAATCTGATTACCTTGAACACGAACAGCATTGTTAACTGGCACACCCATAGATGCTGCATGTATTAGTGTATAAACCAAGCCTTCAGTAAACTTGCCATCAGTAGTGCCATTGTCGCACCAAATAATAGAAAGCATTTCTTTATTACTATGCGCCATGTTTCATACTCTTTTCTGAATTGTCTAAAATTTTCATTGCATGTTCGGCTAACTCTTTAAAGTTCTCCGACATGATAATTAACTTTCCTGCGATTTCTTCTCGGCACTCTCCTCCGTGTTCTTCCCTGAGATGAGTAGCAAGTTGCGCCACATAGTCAGCAAACTGGATTGACTCAAACCAGATGGCGGAAGGGTTGAAGATTTTATTTGTCGTTTCATCAACAAATTCCACAAAGTTTGGGAGTTCATTTATCAGTGCTTCCTTTATCACTTCGGGTAGTTTCGCTTGGAGTATCGCCTCCTCCACCATCTTCGGTGTAATTGACAGTTCCTCCACTGAAAAGTGTTTTGTGTTGTTCTTGGGTGAGTTCTTTGAACCGCCCTGTTTCTTTCTCCTGCCAAACATAAGTTCTCCATCCCACTGTCCAAGTAAAGTTCTTAGGTATAAACATTAACTGCGCTTTCATATCTGTAATCAGTGTCTTAGTAGGCACGACTACATCTTCGCTATCTACTGAGCCTACTACTTCGCCCATGTTTTCAACTACTCGTAGTTCCCAGTTAGTATCTTCTGTCATTTATTTCCTTTCATTATGGTGCAACTAAATCTTTAATCTGCATACTCGCAGGGTCATAAGCAAGCCATACTGGTGTTGCGCCATTGGCATCGGCTGGTCCGTATCGGTTCTTCACAGCACAGACACCCATTGATGCAAGTTGTCCATGGACTGTAAGTATTAATGATGGAGTCTGAGCAATTTTTCCATGCAGTGCAGAGCGTGGTGGGCAAGGATTGCCATTAACGCCTTCACTTGTATGGTGGCAAACAACAACAGCAGCGCCAGTATCTCTAGCCCACCACTTGAGTTCACGCATGAGAGTGCGTAATCCGCCCCACTCATCTTGTCCATCAAGGGTTACATCTACGGCGTTATCAAGCACAATAAGTTCAACATCTTTACCAAGTCGCTCACGAGATGCAAGGATTGCATCCTCAATATCCTTAAGTGTTGGTGCGGAATCAAACTCCCACATGATGTGGTCGGCAGGCTTCAACATTTGTGCAGCCCACTCTCTATCTGATTCCATCATTGGCTC